CATCCTCCGAATTGATCGGAGCCGGGACCGACCTGAGCGGCACCTTCACCCTGGACATCGACGGCGAAACCCGCGTGGCGTGGGACATCGGAGCCGATGAGTACATCTCAGGAGGTGCTACCTACAATGAATCGTTCTCGCTAGCGGGCTCGGCGGGCATTCAGAAGTCGAGTCAGCTTGACGCAGTGACGTCTTTTTCCGCCGCCATTACTGCCGGGATCACAAAGCATGGCGTGACCATCATTCCGGTTTCGACCAACCTCGGAGTCACGGCGGTTCTTTCAGCCGTTGGCGGTTTGAAGCTGAATGAAGGTTTCACGCTGGCCGCACTGGGTTCACTTGCGATCGAAGGGGCGCTGGTGATTCCGGTAAGCATAAACCTGCAAAATATATGTGGTTTTGCGTCATCCGGTCAACTTGATGCGGTAGCCGCCCTTACGTTCCCGGTTAGCAAGTCGTTTCAACTAACCCCGCAACTGCTGATCGACTCGGCCCTGGCGGTATCCGGCGTCCTCGATCTTTCTTTGGTCGGAGGCGGCGATTTCACTGAGGCGTTGACCCTGGCGGCGCAAGCCGGAATCGCGAGTGCGAGAACATTGCTGATTCCGGCTGTATTTGAAATTGGTGCGGTAGTCGGCCAGCAACTTCAGGCGCAGGCGGTCGTCAATCCCATCATCGGCTTCGATGCCGAAATGGATCAGGTGGTTGCCGGCGCAGTTGAAATGGACGCGGCCCTTTCTCTTCCCGTTGCGGCGGATCAGCAAGTGGCTGGTGGCATGGATCATGCCGGGGCCTTCTCACTCGGCGCGGAAGCGGGGCATTCGTTATTGGCTTCCGTGGATTTCGGGGCTTACCTGAATCTCGGGGCGCAGGCGGGCGTTGCCGTGATTCCGCAACTGATCGCGGTCGCGGCTTTCTCGATCGATGCACAGGTAGCGGCGCAACTGAAGGCGGGGCTCGAGCTGAACGCCGCGCTGACGCTCTCCGTCACGATTGCAGCACAGATCGAGGGGCAACTCCAGATCGTTCAGATCCCCGCCGAACTGGTCATTACCGACGAGGCGCTGGTTACTCTCTCGCTCGGCGACAGCGTAGCGATGGCGGTCACGCTCACACTTTCCGATGCGGCTCAGGCCGAAATTCAAACAGGTACAACGATGGCAACTTACGACATTGGCGATGTCGCCAAACTGACGGCGACGATCAAGCAGGACGGCGTAGCTGTCGATCCGAGCACCGTTCAGGTGACGGTGAAGAAGCCCTCGGGCACCACGACCATCTACGTGAGTGGAACCGATCCTGAAGTGACCAATCCCGCTGTCGGCTCCTATGTAGCCGCCATCCCGATCGATGAATCCGGCATCTGGTGGTACGAGTGGGCCTGCACGAATCCGAACGGGACCGAGGAGAACTCGCTGACCGTTCGGACGAGCAAGGTGTGATGACGCGATCCGATAGACTGCTACAGCGTCGAATTACGCTCGGTGCTTTCATGGTAGGAGCACCGCGCAGTCAGTTCACTCCCGGTTACAGCGAGGAGTTGCACAACAAGATCATGCTGGAATGTGGTCATCCCGTACCGGATCCACGACACAGGGACGTGGGGATGCTTGGATTGCATTGTTACTGTCCGGAATGCGCCAAAATCCCCAATGGCCGGGTGAAGGAGTAAGAATCTCAATGGCTTTCAACTACAGTGGTGATCCAACTTCCTCGACGCGAGACGAGGTCCGGTTTCTGATCGGCGATACCGATACAGCCGACGGACAGCTCCAGGATCTGGAAGTCGATTACCTGCTGACCAAGTACACGACGGCGGCGAAGGCGGCGCTGGCTGCCTGTCTTGCGCTCGCCTCGAAATACGCGCGGCTTTGCGACAAGGCCGTGGGCGATCTGCGGATTTCCTACTCGCAACGCCAGAAGCACTATCTCGATCTGGCGCGGGAGCTTGGCCGACGAACGCCGATCCGACCGTGGGCCGGGGGCCTGTCCGCCTCTGAGAAAGAATCCGTCAACGATGACACCGACCGGATCGTGCCGGCCTTCCAGCGCGATCTCGATACCAACACGAGCACATGAGTTTCATCACCGATCTGAAAGACCTGATGCCCAATACGGTCACCCACAAGCCGGTGACCACTCGGGATCAGTATGGCAAGCCGACGCTCGGCAGCGGTACCGACTACACGGCGCGAGTCGTCTACAAGGCACAGCGGATCTCCAGCCAGCGCCAGGGGGCTACCGGCGACGTGATCGCTGCGGGGCACGTCATTCTGGCCGGCACGCCGACCATCGGGCTCGACGATGAGATCTCCGAGGGCGGTACTGCGCTCGGCTTGATTCATCGGGTGGATCGCCTCAGTGATGAAAGCGGGGTGATTTACGTCAAGGTCTACTTCGGAGCGGGATAAATGGCAAAGTTTCACACTGACGTACAGGGCTTGGAGAAAGCCAGTCGGCGGGTGCTCGCCTATCCGATGACAGTGCGCCGCGCCGTCAAGGGCGTGCTGGCCGAATCCGCCGAAGTAATCATGACCGAATCAAAGCGGATCGTTCCTTTCGATAGCGGAACGCTGATGAACTCCGGTCATGTCCAGCCGGTGAAAGAGGATGCCTCCGGAGAGATCAGCGTCACCCTCGGCTATGGTGGGCCTGCCGTCAAGTATGCCGTCGAGGTTCACGAGAATTTGGATCCGCGCATCAACTGGCAGCGACCGGGCTCGGGGCCGAAGTATCTCGAGCGCCCGGTGAAAGAGGACCAAGGCAAGATTCCAGGCCGGATCGCTAACGCGGTCAAGGGGCTGATTCGCTGATGCTGCTCGACGACATTCGCGCGAAGCTCTCGGCTGCCGGCGTATTCAATGGCACCACCTGGACTTGCTATTCGGGCTATCTGCCCGATGATCAAGATCAGGTGATCGCGCTGTTTGAGACACCGGGGCTTCCTCCCGATACGCTCGGGCGGGAAAATGAGCAGCCATCCTTTCAGGTCCGGATTCGCGGAGCACGGCTCGACTACGCGACTGTGCGCGCCAAGGCGCAAGCTGCCTTCGATTGCCTCCAGGATGCCCAGGCGGGCGCGGGGCTCCTGACTGGCTACACGTTCATCCAGGCGCAGCACAGTGGGCCGCTGTATTGGACCGACGACAAGCAGCGACCGAATTTCACCTACAACTTCAGGGTGCACAAGACCGCATGAATCGGCTGACCGTTGTTATTCCGGTCCGCAAGGGCGGCTTTCCGGAGATCACATTACGGACCCTGGCCGAGCAGACGTATCAGGATTTTGAAGTGGTGGTCTCCTGGGACGAAAAGGGAAGCGCGAATTGGGCGCGGAATCAGGGCTTCCGGCTGGTTCGGACGCCGTTCGTCCTGTTCAGTGACGATGACATTGAGTGGGAACCGGAAGCGCTCCGGGCGCTGATGGCGACCCTCAACAATCATCCCGAGGCCAGCTACGCTTACGGAGCCTACGAACTCGACAATGGGATTCACTGCGATCAGCGGTTCGATGAACGCAAGTTGCGCCGCGGCAACTTCATTTCCACGATGGCGTTGATTCGCACCGATGACTTTCCCGGTTTCGATGAGGAGATCCAGCGGCTTCAGGATTGGGATCTCTGGTTGACCATGCTCGACCAGGGCAACATCGGCGCTTACTGCGGGCGCCTCACCTTCCGGACGGCCAAGCGCGCCGGCATCACCTTCGGGCCGGGACTCAGTTGGCGTGAGGCCGAGCGCGCGGTGAAGGCCAAGCACGGTTTATGAGAATCGCCGTCTATACATTGACCCGCGATCGACTGGAGTATACGCAGATGGCGTTCGCGAGCCTTCGGGAGAAGGCCGGGGTGCCGTTCGATCATTTCGTTGTCGATAACGGCTCACGGGATGGCACACCAGATTGGTTGAGTGACAACTACAAACCTCACTGGTTCGACTTACTTCCGGAAAACATCGGCATCGGCAAGGGGGCAAACCTTGCTCTCGACGCGATGGATGTTTCGAAGTATGACCTCATCATCAAGTTCGATAATGACTGCCGGGTGGTTTCCGAGAACATCCTTGGCAAACTGGCCGAGGTTTTCGAAGAAGCCGAAAAGCGGGATTGGCACCTTGCCCTGTCGCCGCGAGTTTCCGGAATCAATCGGCAACCGAGGCGGGGCCGCTATGTCATTCGCGCCGAACGAGCCATTGGGATTACCGGACACATCGGCGGGCTCTTTATGGCCGTTCCCGCAAAGGTCTATCAGATCTACCGATTTCCGGTCGATCTGCCGAAGGCGCGCGGGTACGATAGCAATCTCTGTGCCTTCATGAAACAGGGTGGCGCGCAGATCGGCTATGTCGAATCGCTCATCGTCGAGCACATCGACGGCACCGACGCCCAGGCGCGGAAGTATCCGGCGTACTTCGAGCGGAAGCGGGAAGAGGAAAAGGCATGAAGATTCTAATTTACGGCGGCAACGGCTTCATCGGCAGGCATCTCGTCGAGCATCTTCGTCGGGATGCGGAGGTCTTCAGTTTCGATCGTCGCTTCGTTCCCGGTACCGATTGTATCGGCGACATCAAGGATGCCGAGGTGGTGACGGCAGCGATGTTGCACTGCGATCGATGGGTGAATCTGGCAGGGCTATTGGGTACGTCCGAGTTGATCGACCGCGCGCAGGATGCGGTTGACGTGAATATCACCGGGGCGCTCAACGTTTATAACGCGGCCCTCCAGCAGAGCAAGCCTGGGCTTCAGATCACGGTCGGCAATCACTGGATGAACAATCCGTACTCGATCACCAAGTCAACCGCCGAA